TTTTATTCTTTTTGCAAAAAAAGGTTGACATATACATATAGTGTGTTATTATATATGTATAGTTAGAAAATAGGAGACTTTATGTATAAGCAACAAGAATTATTTACAAGCAACTGGGGAGTTAACGCAGGTTTTGCAAAATTAAGAGATGAATTAAACAATCTTATACCCGCAGAAGGCAGATGTGAAAAGCCTTTATCTACTAACAAAAATTTAGAATATTTTAGAAGAGCTCAAAATGCAGTGTATGATTTTTTTAATAATGGTCTTTGTAATAAAAGAGGATTGTTTGTAAGTATCTTTGCTCAAAACGAAGATTACTATATTGATAAGTGGAATATTCCTACAATGAATTCTTTCAGATATTTTACTAAAGATAGTTGGGATTGTTGGGAAGATAGAATCGAAAAGATTTTTACTCCGATTATTTTAAGAGCCGCTAAAGAACAAGGATTAGTATAATGAAAAAGAAAGTACAAATTGTTATGAGCATGGGTTACTATGATGCCAATGACAACTTTAAACAAGAGTCATTTGAAAGCGACAAGCATGATAGTGTACAATGTGCAGAATATGATATTAAATGGATGATGGAAGTATCTCTTCCAAAGAACATTAAAATTACTTCAAAAACATACGATTATAAAATTGTAGATTGTTGGAAGGATCAAATGCAGGATGTTAAATATGGATAATATAAGATTTCAACAATATGAAAGACGCATCGACAACTGTTGGCTTGCCGCTGACAGTTTTGCAGAAGGAACTTGGGGCAAAGATTACTGGCGACAAAATGCCATGTATCTTTTACGTAGATTAAACAGTGAACTTAACGGAGGTACTCATGAAGTTTATGTTAATAACAATGATGTTGGCTAATCCAATGACTTATGCTGACAAGGCAACCTGTATGACTGCGGTTGATGCACTTAAAAGTGTTGATATTGATGCAGTATGTATTCCAGCAGGTTTAGAACAACAAAGTGCAAGTGATAAAATGATTGCAAACATGATGAAGATGATTACTAAACTAGAACAATTAAAATCACAACAAGGCGCTTTCCAAGGCGGTGGCACTACAAAAGATGCACTAAAATGAACACCAGTTTATTAGGTTTGTCTTTTGATAACAGTAAGTTTCATAAAGGCATACAATTAGTTCTGAACTTTGGAATGTACGAACTAAGTGTAATATGCCATGAAGGCAGTTATGGTGGACCTCAAGGGCTTTTTGAAATCATGGTTACTGAAACTATTAACAACGAAGGTGTTTTTTTACCAGGTATAACCGAAGAAGGTGACAGTGTACGTGGTTGGTTAACACTGGATGAAGTTGCTAATATTTGTACAAAGTTAACTGTAATTACAGGAAACGAACCAGTTAAGGTGCCTCTCTAATACGATAAATACAGTAAGAAGGATTACTGTATGCCAAGACTTAGTTTATATCGCCCTAATCGCCAAAACGACTACAAATTTATTGACCGTACTGTTATGGAAATGTATCAGGTTGGCGGTGTTGATATGTTTGTACACAAATATCTTGGCCCACAACCACATGGAGATGACAGCTCAAGTGTAAGTGGCGGCACACAAGATGCCACACAACCTGCTTATTCTAGCGAGTCACCACTATTCATTGAAGATCTGTTCTTACTTGAAAACAGAGATAGAAAATATGATGACGATGTATACCAAATGCGAGGCGTATACAATGCACAAGACATTGACTTTGATTTAAGTCAATTTGGTTTGTTTCTAAACAACGATACACTATTCATAACATTTCACTATAACTTTATGATTGACACAATTGGTCGTAAACTAATGAGTGGCGATGTTTTAGAACTTCCAAATCTTAAAGATTATCATCCGCTGGACAGTGGCATAGCAAAAGCAATTCCAAAATATTACGTAATACAAGATGCCGCCTTTGCCAGTGAAGGATTTTCTCAAACTTGGTTACCGCACCTGTGGCGTGTAAAAGCAACACCACTTGTGAGTGCTCAAGAGTATTACGACATTCTTAAAAAGCCATTTGAAGTTGAAAATATCTGGGACAATGGAAACTACTATCCAAAGGGTACAATTGTATTAAGTGGAGAAACTTATTACAAAGCAATTGATGATGTTGATCCAGGTGTTGAAATTACTGATACAACAAAGTGGCAAGAATATACACCAAAAACTGAGCAGGAATCATTTGCTACAGTTGACAAAGATAGAGAAATTAACGATGCCATCTTAACACAAGCAGAATATGAAGTTCCGTATAGTGGATATGATACTGTAAAATTTTATATTGTGCCAACAAACGAAGATGGTACACCAGCTGATCCAAATAGTTACACAGTTGATAGTACAGGTATAACTGTTGATTCAACCAATGTAAATGTTGATGGGCAACCAGAAAGTCCAAGAGCTAACGGCTATACTTTAGGATACCTCACTGGTGATGGCATTGCGCCAAATGGTTTGCCAGTTACACCGGGTATTAGTTTTCCACAAAATGCACAAGAAGGAGATTTTGCATTAAGACTGGATTACTATCCTAATAGACTTTTTCGCTACAGTGGATCAAGATGGGTTAAGTATGAGGACGATGTGAGAACCAATTTGACACCAGGAATAACACAAAAAGAAGTTGCAAACTACGGAAATGTAAAATCTCAAACACAACGTAGTAGTTTTGTTAACAATACCAATAAAACTAATACTGTAGATCGTGGACAGATTGATGAAAGGCAACCGTTAAGTAAAATACTTAAACCACAGGCTGATAACTAATGCAACAATTTTTTTATGATGAACAAATACGTAGGTTTTTGTTACAGATTACGCGAGTATTCTCTAACTTTCAAGTTGAATATGGAAGAGACGAAGATACAAATCAAAAAACACTTTATCGTGTGCCTGTCCGATATGGCGATGCTACTCGACAAGCACAAACAATTATACAACAGAATAGTGCAAATGCTTTACCAAGCACGCCATTAATGACTTTTCACGTTACTAATTTAAACTATGCAAGAGATAGAATACAAGAACCTTATTTTGTACAAAAACAAAATGTCAGACAAAGATACTGGGACACACAAAATCAAGAATATGAAACAACACAAGGCACTGCTTTTACAATAGAAAAATTAATGCCAGTTCCTTTTGATTTAGAGATAAATCTTGATATATGGACTTCAAACACAAATCAAAAACTACAATTACTTGAGCAGGTTTTAACTCTATTCAATCCTGCATTAGAAATACAAAGTACAGAAAACTTTATTGATTGGACTAGTCTAAGTGTAATGTATCTTGAACAAGTAACATGGAGTTCACGAGCAATACCACAAGGCACAGATGATCCTATTGACATTGCAACGTTGCGATTTGTTCTGCCTATTTTTATCTCGCCGCCAGCAAAAGTTAAAAAACTTGGAGTAGTTGAAAAAATTATAGCAAGTGTATTTGATGGAAATGGTGATATGAATGAGGCAATACTAGATAGTGACCTATTACTAGGCACACGTCAAAAATTTACACCATTTGATTATCAAACATTATTAATTGGTAATAAACTACAGGTGCTTGAACCAAAAGCAGTTGTACAAAATAATAATGGTGTAAATGTTCCAACTGCACCACCAAGTAATCTACTTTGGCATACTGTCGTTGATCTTTACGGAGCATTACGAAATGGTATTAGCCAAGTAAGATTAGACAATCCATATGATGACACAATTATAGTAGGCACTGTAAGTTACGACCCAACCGATGATAGATTTTTATTGTTTACAGTAGACACAGATACAATTCCTCAAAATACTTTAACCGCAGTAAATGCAATTGTTGATCCACAAAGAAAAGGTCCAGGTACTGTTGCAGGACTTCCTGCCTCGGCAGCTGGTCAAAGATATCTTCTTATCAATGATACAGGAAGTAATAGCACTACGGATCCTGGTTTTGCAGAAGCATGGAAAGGCACAGATGGCAGTAAACTAGTAGCAAACACAAACGACATAGTTGAATACGACGGACAACGATGGAATATAGCTTTTGATTCTAGTTTAGATAGCAATGTGCAATATGTAAGTAATTTAACCACCAGTGTGCAATACAGATGGGCTAACAACGAATGGCTAAAAAGTTACGAAGGTTTATATCCAGAAGGTGAATGGAGTTTGGTGTTGTGATTAATGCAGTTGGAGTTTGGTTTTACAGTGTAAGCACTGACAGATATCTGTATTTGCTACGCAACGATTCAAAGCATCCAGGATGTTGGGGTTTGCCGGGCGGAAAAGTAGACTTTGGTGAAAATTTAAATCAAGCCTTGCAAAGAGAATGTCATGAAGAAATTGGTTTATGGCCTGACGTAATAAAATTAGTTCCTATTGAAAAGTTTACCAGTGTTGATAATCATTTTGCGTACAACACATTTTTTTGTTTGGTTGACAAAGAATTTGTTCCTATTTTAAACAATGAACACTACGGTTACAGTTGGATAAAATCAAATGTATGGCCAAAACCTTTGCATCCAGGTTTGTGGACAACAATAAATTTTCAAGAAATTTTAAAAAAGATTGATACAATCAAAAAATTTCAAATATCACAATATGAAATAAATTCTGCATAACGCAGATGACTAAAGTTTAGATTTTTCCGCCAAAGATCATGTGCTTGAGCACCATCAGATACATAGTAAAATTTTACTGAAGGATAATCTGTAAACACTCCATTCATCTGCTTTACTAGTTTTTCATCTGGCTCGTCCTCTTTGGTCAATCCGTCAACACCAATTAAGAAAATTTCTGAGTGTCCATCAAAACAGGCTAACCATGTGGCTATAGTAACACTTTTGCCTCGTACCCCATATGGTACAAGATAAAACTCACCAGGATTATCAATACAGTTTCTTGCGTGTGTATATACACTGACAGATTCTTGATAGCCAGCATCTTTAATTTCCTGTAATTTTTCATTGTCAAACTCTACATAAAAATCGCACTGCATCTCCTTCCAGCAATCCTCTGAGCCATAACTTTGTAAACGTTTACGTCCAAGATGCCATCCTGCGTGTTCTTCAATTTTATTTTTTAAATTAAAACCGGTTGTTCTGTTATATCGGCGTGTATTACCGTTACCTATTACTGCGGCTCTACCTGAAATGTGTTGATTAACAATAGGATTTTCAATCCATTCTCGTTCTTGATGCTTTTTTCCGTCTTTGATTGTGTGTGAAACAATAACAAACTCGCCATCGTACTCTGTGCGATACCGTTCAGGCATTACATTCTTCCGACGAGGACTTCTATAACTCCAGGGCCTTCACTATCTTTTGCTTCAATTGCTTTGCCTATTGCACTTCCTGCTGGTGGTCCGTGTAAATCACGGTGAGCCATTGCATGTCCAGGCGTGCGACTACTTACAAGAAATTCTCCTTTACGCACAGTGCCAATAACCTTACATGGGACACGTCCAATCATTGCGATATCAACACCGTGTTCTAAATCGCTATTCATTAAATAAGCAGGATTGGTTGATACTATACCAGCAATTGTACATTCAGTTTCTCTAAGAGTTTGCGTAACTTCATGAGTGCCACCCAGCATAACCACAGTACCGGGCTCATATTCTTGAT